AACGCCTGCTCTTCTTGTTTTATTAATTGGTGGCTTTATTGCAATGCTTGGATTTGGTGCATTACCAAGTGATCAAGTATCAGTTGCGTCAGCGTTGTTAACTCTGGTTGCAACAGCCTTAATGCAAAATTTACGTTCTATCGTGTCCGAAGGTGCTGCTGATGCATCTGATGCCAATGGTAATGGTAATGGTCCTGATGATAAGAAACCTAAGGAACCTAAGAAATGACCGACAAGTCTAAAGTTTTAGATAAAATTGCAAAGGAGTTGGACAAGGCTGTCGAACTCCATGCCAGTCAAGCTAAAAGGCTTAGAGCATTATTGAATAAAAAAAATGAAGTTAACGAGGATTCTAAAAAATCTAACCCTAGAATCCCTAGAAAGGCTGGGCAACCTGCTAATTCTAAAAAACACTCTGATCTATACACAGATGAAAATCCTAAAGGAACTATCCATGGTTTAGGGTTTAAAGATACCGCTACCGCAAAGTCATCTGTTTCTAAGATTCGTAACTCATCTAGATCTCACGCTCACAAAATTCAAGCAGCCGTTGCTATGGAACAGCGAGCAAGAGAAATGGGTAAGTCTTCAGAAGCTGCTGTCTTTAGGAAGTTTATCGACAGCATGAAGAAGAAAACAAAAAACATTAATGAGGACCTGCGTAAGTGGGTTCAACAAAAATGGGTTGATATCGGCGCTCCTAAAAAGGGTGGAGGTTTCAAGCCATGTGGTCGCTCAAAAGGCGAAAAACGTAAAGGTTATCCGAAATGTGTGCCTGCTGCAAAGGCTGCAAGTATGAGTAAAGGTCAGAGACAATCTGCTGTTAAGCGTAAGAGAGCGGCAGGTAATCCAGGAGGTAAACCAACTATGGTATCCACTTTTAAGAAGAGAGCTAAAAAAAGAGAAGCCCTTGAGAGGTTTGGTAAAATAATTGAAGGCAAGTTATGCCCCAAAGGTAAAGCAGCAGCGCAACGCAAGTTTGATGTATATCCATCAGCATATGCTAACATGTATGCATCCGCTGTTTGTAGCGGGAAAGTAAAGCCCGGTGGTAAAAAGAAAGGTAAGAAGAAATGAGTGAAAGGGCAGCGCAGGGTGGAGACTATTCCGCACAGTTTTCAGGCTACGGAGCAGGTGACAATCGAACTCCCAGTCGCCGTCGTCGAACTCCGGCGCGACGCAGACCTGTATCTAATAGAGACAGGGCGTCAGCAGCAGCAGCCATGATGAAGGATACCGCTAAGGCTAAAGGTAAAAGAGGGTTTGCGAAGTATCTAAAAGATATGATCCGCGCTAAACTTCCTAAACCCGTTCAGTCACAAGACAAAGATACCACATCTGATTCTATTCAAATCTTTGGTAATGTAATTAGGGAGGCTGTTGGTAAGTTTGTATCTAAAAAAGCTAGGAAACTTTAAGATAAAAATAATTAGTATTAAATTATTACAATCAGCTAAATACCTATATAGAGGTTATTATGTCGCATAACAAAGAAATTTTAGACTCGGTTGCTGAGTATCTTCCTGAGGGGCTTGATGAAAGCACCCTTGAGAAGGTTTCTGAGCTTGTCGCTGTCATCATTGAACAGCGCGTCGAGGAGCAAGTTGGTGACCTGTCCACGAAGGTCCAATCTTTTATTCGTGGTAACATCGAAAAGTTAAAAGAGCAAGCCCTTAAAGAGCTTGAGCTTGAGAACGAAACATTCCGTAACGCTCAAATGTTTGAGACCGTTCGTTCGATGTTTGCATTAGAGAACACCAACCAGGACGAAGTCAATGGCATGGAAGTTCTTGCATCCCTTGGCGAGCAGCAGGAAGAAAAGAATCAAGCTCTGTTGCGTCAGGTTGACAAACTTCTCAAAGAAAACGTCAACCTTAAGCGTCAATCCAAGGTTGCTAACGATAAAAATCAAAAATTAGAAGAAGCATTGCAAACCGTTCAAAGTGAAATGGAAAGTCTGCAAGAATCTTCTGAGGCAGAGAGGCAACTCTCTGATTCGGCACTTGTCATCAGTGAGGATAACTTCAATGTGAAGGAAGCTGATGAACAGTTAAATGAAAACCACGCTGTCCACGGTAATGAGTGGATCCATCAAGGCGTGTTAGAAAAACTCAACAGTTTAAGAGGTTAATCACATGACCGCTATTGATAGAAACGAATTACTGAAGCGTTGGGAGCCACTCCTTGAAGGTATCGGGGATGATCACATCGCGTACCAGACTGCTCGTCTCTTTGAAAACCAAGCCAAAGAATTTACGAAGCAGACTCTGAACGAAGAATTAAGCGACACAGCTACGACCACGGGTAAGATCGGCACTTTCCAGAAGTTCGCCTTCCCGATGATTCGTCGCACTTACCCGGAGCTTATGTTTAACAAGATTGGTGCCACCCAGGCGATGGACGGCCCGGTCTCGCAGATCTTCTACATGGGCAACTCGCGTGCTCACGAAGGTAACGAGCAAACGATGTACTCGAAGTTCAACATCACGCCCCGCAACCTCATTGCTGGTCGCATTGGCTCTGTGTCGGGTCTTACTAAGGGTCCGGGTACTGGCACTACTACGTTCAATGGTGATGCTCCTGACGGCGTGCAAATCACTGGCAACCCTGGTGAAATTGGAACCTCCGGCTTCGTTCCGGGCCACGGCGCTGGCGACACTGGCGTGTTAGATCTGTCCAACGTTCTTAACGCCACCAACGGCTCGCCCTCGACCACGATGGGTGGTCAGCTTGCATCGTTCCCGTCTGCGACCACGATCCTGGGTTACTCGGTTTCTTCTGCTGAAAGACTTAAGGGCACTGAAATCCCTGAGGTCAACCTTCACATTCAGAAGCAAACTGTGCAAGCGCGTGAGCGTAAGATGAGAGCACTGTGGACTCTTGAGGCTGCTCAAGACCTGAAGGCTTATCACAACCTGGACATGGAAGCTGAACTCACGGATCTCCTGTCGAAGGAAATGAACCTTGAAATCGACCGTGAACTGATCGAAGACATCCGCATGATTGCTTACGGCCCCGCTGCTGTTGGCGCTGATGATTTCGGTGGTTGGTACCTTGGCTCGCTGTATCAAGGCAATGCTGACGCATTCCCTGGCATTGGCGGTACTAGCACTGGTGCTACCCCTGGTGGAACGTTTGTTGCTGGTTCGTATGAGTATGATTTCGGCACTCAAATTGCGGATGAAGAAGGTGAAGTGTCTGATGCGACTGCGGCAATCAACCGCAAGTACTCCAACATCTACGTGATGGACCTCAACCGATTCGTGCAAACCTCGCAAAGCTTTGCGCCTCAGACGCTTGGACACGTTTACTCCAACGTCCTGGCTCTGATCAACTTCGCGAGCACGGATATCTACCGCACGACACTTCGTGGTGCCGGTAACGTTCTGATCACCTCTCCGGTCGTGGCGTCGATGCTTGAGTCGGCGGCGAAGCTTGAGGGCGGTCTCCCGGCTGGCGATGCTCCGACTGCGGGTGCTGCTGGTAACCAAATCACATACGCTGGCAAGTTCGCTGGTAAGTATGATCTGGTGGTTGACCCGATGTTCCCTGAGGACGAAATCATTGTTGGCTACAAGGGTGCTAACGCGATGGACGCTGGCTTCTTCTACTGCCCGTACATCCCGCTGCAACAGCTTGACACGGTGACGGATCCTGAGACCTTCCAGCCGAGAAAGGGTATCCTGACTCGCTACGGTAAGGTTGCGGTTCAACCTGCTTCGAGATTCTACCGAGTCATTCGACTGATCGGTGTTGGTCAGCAATTCCTGACGCCTGAGATCTTCAGCCAGACTGGAGCCAACGGCACGGCGATGAGTCGTCAGAACTACGCTGTCGGTGGTGACTTAGCCTAAGGGTTAACACTTAATTAACAACGGAAGAAAGGGCTCAGTTTTAAACTGAGTCCTTTTTTCATTTCTAGGGTAAATAATAATGTTATGCCTGAGTATGGAGACAATGTAGTAGTTCCGGTTGTAAGATCCTACGGATCTTCCTATGGAACATACGGAGGTAATCGCCTTAAAGATTACAAAAGTCCTAAAGACACTGATTTAAATAATAAAGACGCAAAGGACGTAAATGAATTTAAAACGTTTAATAGGACGATAAAAGATTATGTTTTAGCAAAACTAGGACACCCAGTAATTGATGTCGAACTTGATGATTTTCAAATTCAAATATGCGTAGACGAAGCTATATCTAAATTAGAATATCACGCTCCTGATTGGATGACACAATATGCTGTCTTCAAAACAGAGGCAGGTAAAAATGTTTATGAGCTTCCTCAAGAGATAGCAGATAACTTAAACGACTGCTGGTATCGAAGAGACTTTTTTAAGTTTGGTGCAAACCCTGGATCTCTTGAGTTTGATTTTGCGATCATGTTTTTCACAAACACTGGTCTGTTTAATAACTACAATGTCAGTCAATACTTGCTTATGCAGCAATACCTAAAACAAGTTAAAAATGTTTTAGGTCAGATGTCAACTTGGCAACTTATTAACAATAAGTTTCTTCATATTTTCCCTGTGCCTGAAAATAATGATGAAGATGTAATAGTAGAGTTTAGAGCTTTTGATCCCAACACCTTACACCATGCTTACAAAAGCTGGCTTCAAAGATACACTCTGGCTCTTGCGAAAGAAATTCTAGGCGGCATTAGAGGTAAGTATGCAACTCTTCCTGGCCCTGGTGGTGGGGCTAGACTAAACGGGGCTGAACTCACGGGTCAAGCTCAACAAGAAAAGCAAGCTCTGATGGAGGAGCTTATGACTGAAATTGAGGGTCCACCTCTGTTTGATATCATCTAATGAGATATAAGGTAAAGACACCTCCGACAAATCAACCTGATGATCGAAGCTCCAGCTTATCATTATTCAAAAAGAAAAATGATAAGAATCTTTTCAACATGGTTGATGCTGAGAACATTAAGATCTCAGGATCTCGTATTAGAGTTTACAAATATGTCGAATCAAACGATATAGATGATATTTATCAAGAATCTCGTCAGAAGACAATATCTCCTGAGCCTGTACTGGTATGGGGTCACTTTGATCCAAGACCGTTAGAGGAGAACCTGTCTCAGTTTGGTGTTGAGATTCAGTATGATCAGGTTTTTAATTTTAATAAATCCTATGTAGAAGGAAGGCTAGGTCGATCACTAACCATTGGTGATGTGTTGGAGCCCGAGTTTCAAGACGTTAAGTTTGAAGTCTACGAAGTTCAGGAAGATAGCTTTGAGGCATACGGAGTTTATCACCTATTAGTGCATGCTAAACTTCTTCGAGATACTCAGGACATTCACAACGAGTACACTTTTGATCGCCCAGATCAAATAGGAGGTAGAATCTAATGTCACGCATTGATGAACTTGCTGTTAGAAATCAAATCGTAAATCTAACAGAGCCAAAACTTTTACCTGTGATTGATAACGTTTACAAAGAAAGCTTACGCTCCATGCTGCATGCTTTTGGTAATATGTTTTACATCGATGGTAATGGTGATAGGATCAAAGTTAACTGCTCATATGGAAACCCCGAGAGAATTGCAGGTAAACTCAAAGCTGACAATACCTTAATTCTACCAATGCTTACCATAGTTGAGTCTCAGTCAACTCCCGACAGATCAAGAGGCCGCTATCAAAACATTATAAATGAGTCCGTTTGGGATGAGAAAAAACGAAGAGCGCAACGTGTTTTAAGCTTACCCCCTAGGCCAGTTAACATAACTTATGAAGTTAACATTTGGTGTAAGTATAAGGCTGACATGGATATTCTAAGATCTAATATCTACTCTATGTTTAGTCCTGATTTACAACTAACTACGAAGTACTCAGATCATAGTAAAGCTTTTATTGAAAGTGAAAGAGATATAGGTAACGCATCTGTAGAAGATCGTGCTGATAGAATTCTACAAAAATCTATTTCTATAAGTTTAGAAACTTATATTCCGAGTCCAAGATTTCTATTCACTAACACTGGGGAAATAAAGGAGTTCAATGTCTAATGCCTATTACTTTCAATGTTACAATAATAGAAGAAGGTCGCCCTGATATAACCAGAAATTTAACTAGAGGTGTGGATGCCACAAGCGATGCGGCAAGAAACGCTGCTGCAAGAGCAGCCTTAATTGCTCAAAGCACACAAGATAAAGATCTAGAGGACGCACCGCCTTCGGTTAATACTAACTTGTCTGTCTCACCTATAGTCACAATATTGTCTAATCAATACATCGCCACTATTAATCCTGGTTTAGACGGTGAAATTCCTGGTAACGATGTTGGACTAGATAGGGGAATGACAGCAGGGCTAGTGAATTTAACTCTTTCAAGAATCGCAACACAGGATGTGGGTATTAATTTAGGATTGCCATCTAACATGTCAACCTCATCTGATTTTGATGCCTAATGTTTTAAGGTTAGTTTTGAACATAAGTAAAGCTAAATATTATTGGAGTTTTATATAATGGTTTGGACAAATTTAGGTAAACAAAGAATGTTTGAAGAATTCTTCTGCTCGGGTGCAGTGGATGCTACTTTTAGAGTTGTTCTGTTAGATAACACCGCAACCAGCCAACTCAATGCTGACACTAGCTCTACCGCTCAGAGCGCCCTAAGTGGCGCTGTAGTTTCTTCTTTACCAGAAGGTGGTCTTGGAGGAACATCAGGTCTTGTGGTAACAAGGGATGGCACAGCAGATCAAGCTAATTTTGATGTTTCAAGTGCTTCTCAGCTAGGTGCAAGTGCAACTAGAGCCGTTTTGCAAACTTCTAATAATGCTTTTCAATTTTCAGGCTCATTTAGTAATGCTAGGTATGTTGCATTAGTTGAGTCGGGTGCCGTAGGATCAGCGTTTACATACGCTTTAGATAACGAAATTTATGCTTGGTGGGACATAGGAACTGATACTAGTATAGCAGCAGGGAACACACTAACCATTACTAACTTATCGCTACAAGGTCAGTAAATTAATTAACTTTTCACTGCAAGAGTAGTAAATATAGTAGGAGCTTTTATATGAAAATTGTTAAGAACATTAGCCTGCAAGGACTACAGATACCCTTCAACACCGGTAATGAAGTTAAGTATATTTTCTTAACACCTAAGAAACATGTTACTGTCCCCAATAGCTGGCATAGCCAAGTGGCTGAGAATTTGGTTCATCGTCGCATGGTTAAATTGACTGTAACACCAGATCCTGCTCCCGTTGTTAATTCAACAAAAGGAACCAAACGAGGTAATAAATAATGGCAATTCCCACCAGTCCTTCTGTCGTAGTTCTTGAAAACGATGTATCCGTATTCGTACCCAACATTAATTCTAGTGTTGTTGGGATTGTTGGGTTTGCCAACAGAGGTCCTACTGATAAAGCTACTTTAATTACAAGTCAGGAAAATCTGATAAGGCAGTTCGGTAGACCCTCAACCCCCATTCCTGGACAAGGACTTGAAGGGGCTTTAGAAATTCTTGAGGCTACAAATCAACTCTACTTTGTCAGAGCGGCAAATGATGATGCGGCCCCAGCATCCGCATCTATCGATATTGGTGCTTGCCCCGCATTTTTAGTGAGTGGTTACGATCCTGCGGTTGGTGTCTCTACTCTAAACTTCACTGCCACTAATAACGTACTACCTACTGATGCAGGTTATGTGCAAGTTACAGGTAGCGTAGGGTTAACTAGTTCCGTTAATATAAGAACAGCCGATGCTATAATCCAATCTGTTTTTGATAGAGATCTTACTGGGGATCAACCGGTGTTCTCCTTCAAAGATCCAGACTTTGACGGAGTCTTCATCGCCAGCAAGTTTGCAGGTGAAAACGCCAGATTAACATTCTCTTCATTACAAAATGATGGAGACAACACGATAGGCTTTAGGACTGTTGATGCGTTCGGTGCTCCTGCTGCTGCTGATGGAGCCGTCACTGACCTAACGGGTCAAACTGCCTCAGGCTTCACTTCTAGTGGTGTCGATCTTAGAATATACTCTAGATACCCCGGCACGGGATACAACTTTACTGTTGATAAGAATGGTGATAGCCGAGGTATTTCTGTAGAGCTTGCCAACGTTTCAGTGAAAGACAGGCTGGTTATCAACAGCGACGGTGTTCAAGCGGAATCATTCAATCAATTAGACCTCTCTCCGTCAAGTCCTGATAACTTTGAAACCGTTTTAACTAGCGAAGAAAACAACGCTAAGTCAGAGTATGTATATGCAGAACTGCTCAATGATGTGACTCCATTCGATGCTCCGAATGACTTTGGTGCATCTTCCTCGCAGGCTGGTTACATAGGCAATATTGCGGCCCAAACCGATGTAGATGCTGGTGGTACTCCCTCAGGAACTCCTAGATTTATAAGACCCATAGCTGGTACTTACAATCTTAGTGGGGGAAACAGCGGATACAATGATCAAGAAAGCACTACGAATCCCGATGTCAGTTCTGCTGCCGATTCCGCTGCCTTGATAGGCACAGCAGTTGGTAAAACGGGTATGAATGCTTTGGATGATGATTCTCTCAACATATCTCTGGCTCTAATTCCAGGTATCACAGAGGACACTGTTCAGAATGCTCTGATTACACTTGCTGAGACATCCAAGAACTTCCTAGCATTTGTGTCACCTCCATATGCTCTTGGAGAAGTTCAAGACGCAATTGACTGGATCAATGGTAAGAGTCCTACAGCTAGGACCGCAGCCGTTAACTCTTCTTTTGCCGCTAGCTATTGGCCCTGGGTTCAGGTGTTCAATGCATTTGAAGGCCAAGAAGAGTGGTTTGATCCTACGATCTTCGCAGCTAGGCAGTGTGTCTTCACTGACTCCGTCAACGATCCTTGGTTCGCTCCTGCCGGGTTTAGAAGAGGTCGTCTCACCAAGCCCACTGATATTGAACAGAAAATTCTTAATCAGGGTGATAGAGATGCTCTTTATTCCAATGCAATCAACCCGATTGTTAAGGATGCCACACAAGGTATTGTAATCTTTGGGCAAAAGACCACTCAAAGAGCACCTACGGCACTCGACCGAGTCAACGTCCGTAGGCTTATGATATTCATTCGCAAGGTCTTACTTGAGATTGGTAAGCCTTTCCAATTCGAGCCAAACGATCAATTCACATGGGAGCAAGTCGAAGAAACAATCAGCCCGTTCTTGGACGATCTCTTAGCTAGAAGAGCTATTGTTGAAGGTTTAGTAAGATGCGATTCCACAACGAACACTCCTTCGAGAGTTGACAGAAATGAGCTTTGGTGCTCGGTTACAATCAAGCCTACTAAGGCTGCTGAGACGATTGTTTTCGAGGTCAATCTCACAAGCCAAGCGGCAAGCATTAGCTAATAATAATCATGGTAGATAGCGTATTAAAAACTGAGTTCAGATCGAACTTTACTCCTGGAAGATCACTTCCTAAAATATCAACAAAGCTGGACGCTGTAAGGGCATACCAGTTTGAGTGTAAGTTCTATGGTCTCCCTCCTGAGTTCACCACCACCGCTCAGAGCGAGCTAACTGCTGCCGCCAAACAGGTGAGCCCTATCGGTGGAGCAGTTGATGACATCGTGGTTGATCGTCTTAACGATAAGATGTACTACCCTGGTAAGTTTACTCCTGAGTCTGTCACAATAACTTTTGACAATCAGTTGTTAACTCAGGCCACACCTGCATTGTTTAATTGGTTCAAAACAATTTACGATCCTATTACCGGGGATGCCACTAAGCTTTCAGCCCCTGGCGGCCCAGGTAACCGGTCATTTAAAGCCACAAAGATGACAATCTTGGAACTGGATAACACCAGCCAGCCTCACTCCTTCATTGAGGTTTACGGTGTTTACCCCATGTCCGTTAGATTCTCTGAGAAGAATTATGCGACTAATGACTTCTCCACCGTTGAAGTAGGCTTTAGATTCGACTTCGTAGATTACGCGAAGATCGGTTAATCACTTACATCAATTTGAGGTAGCCTTCTCTCTAAATAAGAGAGAGGGCTATTTGTCTATTATAAGTTATGAATTTTTTTACCGAACTTTTGGAGAGCTTTAGTCGTAAACATGATCGTAAGCTTAGGTTACTAGAGCAAAAAACAAGTAGGCAAGAAGCCGAACAGGCTGTTACAAGTTTCATAACTGGAGCAGCAAATAAATCTTTTAACGATTACTATAAAGATCCTCAATTCCCCACTGTAGGTAGCTACAACAAAAAAAATAAAAAGGGTGAATTTACTAATGAGGTTATCGGTGCCTCCGTTACTAAAGATGGGAGGCTTAATTCAGGAACTTCAGTAGATCTTGGAACCACTGAGGGTAGGGAAAAGTTTATCAATAGATTAATGAACGATCCTAAGGGAGAGAGCCCAGAGCAAAATAAAGAATTATTACAACAACAAAAAGAAGATGAGGAGAGACAATTAAGAAGAAAAAAAGTTTTAAACTCTGTCATGGCTCAAAATGAGCCTGAAGTTGTCGCTGAAATTGTAAAAAATGTGGAAGAGTTTGAAAACATAGTTACTGACCTTTTATGCGGTGAGGGTAATACTATTAATCCTGATTTCAAAAGTGCTATCAGGGCTGACATCAGTGATGCTGATTCATGGAATTACTGCGGAACTCACTTAGCCTTCTTTAGAGGAGAGCGGGCTGGCAACGTTGAACAGCAATTAGTGAATGAAACGCCTACGCTTCGATATGACGGCAAAGAGGGAGAATATATCATTGGGTCCAAGGAGTCGGATGCTGATGCGTCAGAAGCTGTCTCAAAGGCTCTGGTGACCCTAGCAAAGGCTGCTACTGGTAATGAGGATGCAAAAGAAGAAGCTTGTAAATTATTTCAAGTAACTCAGGGTGGTGGTCTTAATGCTGTAACTGTATACACCGAATATTCAGATGGTCGAGGTCAAAGAGGCAGAGTATTCAATAATGAAGCATCCGCTAGATCTTTAAAGGGACTTATGAGTTTAGCCGGATGTGATACAACTCCTCAGTCTGCTCGTCGTGCAGTCATTGCAGGGAGCGTAGGTGCTGAAAGTAATATTAGAGGAACCATGGGTGAGATAGCCAAGGTAGCTGTAACTAATATTGCAAATTTATCTACTCTAAAAAGAAGTGATCAAGGTATTGAGAACGATAGAACAAAGACTGCCAGAGAACTCGCTTTAGATGGATTGAAGACGGTGTACAAACAATTAGACAGTCTTAGTGAAGAACGAGAAACATGGATTGAGAAATCTCAGAGTGCGCTAGCTACTGAGGAAGAGCAAGCTGCAATTGAAATGTTATCGGAAATTTCAGAGGATAAGGAAAAAATTGAAAGATTTGTAAAAGCCATATTTAGCATGGCTTCAACAACTTTCAAACAGAGAAAACCAAAGTTTGCTATTCAAGTCGCCGATGAGATTGGAGGAGGTCAAAAACAAGATGTTTTAGAATGTTGGGACACCCCTGAAAAAGCTTTCGAGGCTTTAAAAAAGTCGGAAGGTTACAAAGACGATGAGGGAGAGAAAACTAGAATTACTCTAGATGATGTAAAGGACTCAGGTAAAACAGCCGCTGAGATATTTGGAGAAAAAAGAAAACAGTTACTTCAAAAATATATTAAGGCGGGATTCATAGAGAGTGAAGATCAAGTTTTTTATTCCGCTGAGATTAGTTTAAAAACTTTGTTAAGCCTGAGTGCCGCTAAACAAGGAGAGACTACACCGAAAAGTGTGTCGAAAAGTATTTTACAGGGAGAAGATCCTCGATTCAGAAATATAGTCAGTGATATTGAGAAGCTTTCAGACGGTTCTAGTTTAGTAGAAGGTATACAAAGACAGCAGAGAGAATCGGATAGACTTTTAAAAAGTGTTCAATCATTAACTACAAGAGTTAAGGTAAAAGACACTGTAACTAATCCACTTAAAACTTACGCAGAGGGTCTTCTGGATTCTATAAGAAAAAACAATTCTTATGAGTCTCTCGGTCAATCTGATTATGAAGACCTATCAAACTACATACAAGAAATGTCTAATGAATACAAGCTGGGTAGTCCCAGCTTTGTAAAGAAAGTTCAGCAAAAGCTATTCAAGATGACATTGTTTACTAGATTAAACACAGCAGCGCAAGCCGTTAAAGTTAATGGCAGGCCAACGAAACGCGCAAAAGAGGCTATGCTTTACTCACTGACAGTTCTAAATCAAGCTGGTGGATCGGCAAAAGATGATACTATTTTTCAAGTGGATGTTTTAGACCAACTTACATCATATGTTTCTACGCAAAACGGAGAAATTAATTCTGTGTTACAATCTCTGTTAAACGATGAAGATAGATGGGATTTTCAGGGAAGCACAGGATCACTAACTTTTAGTTACAAAGGTGATGATAATAATCCATCAAATAGAAATAGAACAATATCTGTAACCTACAAAGATGGAAAATGGATTGCTTATAGATCTGCTACATCAATTAGAGATGCCTCTACTGCTACTAAATCTAAAGACTTAGTAGAAAATAGTAATACAGAAATATATGAAGCACTTGGTAAACTTCAAGAGGCTTTAGGCATCATTCAGAAAAAAGTTAGAATCCTTGATGCGAAGTAGTTCCTTGAATGAGAACACTGAGATTTTTATTCTATTCACAGTTCCTTTTAGAAAGTTTCCTTGAACGTTAATCTCTGTATCATTTGTAATTACAACTGGTTCCTTGCGGTTCTGGCCTATGATCAGTAGAAATTTTCTAGAAGATTTTCTTGAATCTCGATCAGCTTGAGATACCATATTAGAAATTATTGATTTAGGATTAAACAAATCACTTACTTGTTGTTCATTATAACCTTTTTTACATTCAATAATAAACTTAAACTTTTCTGGAGTAATTAAGTCTCCATATACTTTTAAATATTGAGGAAGTTTGTGAGTGGTAGCAAACGCTCCTGACCCAGGTGTTCTACAAAATTCTTTAGTGTCAAATCTTTCGTTTAATTCTTTAGCTATTTTATTCTCAAATCTGTTACCCTTAGCTCTTGAGTTAACTTTCTTTTTAGGTTTTAGTATCGATACGTCAAAATTATCTTTCATTTCAATAACTCCTAGACTATAATAGCTTCATGTCTAAAGTATCCTTATCGTTAGAAGATACAAAATTTAAATTAGTTGAACGCAGTAGAGGACGTATGAAGATTCAGATTAAATTTTCAAAAGAAGAAGCTGAGGGGTTTAAAAACTTCTGCAAGCTTAAGCCGCCAGAAGTAACAGAAGAAGTGTTTTTTAAGCAGATTTTCTTTGCAGGCTGCAACGCAATGAGTGAGCAGATCAGTGCTTTAGTGGAGGCTCACAAGGCCGCTAAGAAGGCAGAGGAAAATAAGGAAGAGAAAACTGATGAGCAAGAAGAAGAACAGCTTCAAAAGGACTAAAATCTATAACTCCAAGCACTTGGAGTCTGTAGTTAAGTCTAGTATTGAAGCGAAGCAAAACTCCTATTATTTAATTATAAATTCTTGGGATAAAGTTTGCAATTATTTTGATGATAGGTTGCCGGTTGACGGTGAGACTAATCTAAATGTAGTGGACATATTCAACGTGCCAAATGCACTTGATGTCATTAAGTCCTCTATAAAGTCTCACAAGGAAACCATCTCCACGGCATGTCTATCGAAATACGATCAACTTCCCATGTTGATTGTTATACATAAGTCCTTCCCCAGAGTGGTTAGCTACAATGGGTCAGTAGGGGCTGAGATTGGTATCTAGGTAGAGCTTGGGCTTTCAGGAACTCCTCTTCGGTGATTCCTGTATAGCTCAAGTTTTTCATTGTACTTTTTGTTTTTAGAGTACAGTAGCCTCAAGTTATTTAAAATAACTGTGGTAAAATAATTGAAAGCTTGCCCAGATCCCCTGTTGAAGTTTTTAAGAACTTTCAGTATAAGTAAGAAGCACTCCTGCTTTGCTTCTTCATGATCTACATTGAACTTGAATGAAAGCATGAGTCTGTTTATCAGAGTATCAAACATCGCGAAGAGTTCATTTTCATGGGTTCTATCCCCTAGCTTGAATTCTTGGATCAGATCCTCAAACTTTTCATTATCAATATAGTAACTCATCTACATATCATAGTCCTATGAATCAACTAAGTTTCAAGGAGACGAACCCTAAATGTCATGGCTGCCCTGCACTTAGGATGAATCTTCCGACTCATACCATTCTAGACTATGAATATAAGGACGCCCCAGTCGATATTCTTTTCATCTCTGACTCTGCTAAGATGTTTGAAGGTGAGTTCACTGCCTTCCGACCTCAGGAGTTTAATGTAATTCAGAGAGAGCTAGCTAGATTCTCTAAAGAATGGCAAGTTGAGTATACGACTGCGGTGAAATGCCCTAACATTACTTCTGATAACCTAAGCACTGGTATTAAAAAAGCTTGTAAGTCTCACCTTCACGATACCATTGATCACTACAAGCCAAGACTTGTTTTTGCATGTGGCAAAGTAGCAACAACACTTCTATACGGTAAGGCGAAGGAGGAGAGCAAGATCAGGGGTAAGGTCGATACCTTGATTACTGACTCAAAAACTGAGTTTCAAGTAGTGCCGATTATCCACCCATTCCAGGTCGTAGCAGAACCTAAGAACGCCTATCTCTTCAGAACAGACCTGGAGAACGCTCTTAATAATGAGCTTTTAGGCAAGTCCACAGAGGCTCAGGTAGATCATACTCTGGCTATGAGTATTGGCGAATTAGATGAGGTGCGAGAGGAGTTCATTGACACTACTCTGGATCTTGCAGTTGACATCGAAACCACCGGCTTAAACTTTCTTGAGGACACCATTCATACAGTTTCAATGACTTTGGTTGATAGAGACACGGGTAAACTAGGTAGAACTCTTGTGTTGCCCATTGATCATAAGGAAGCTAGATTAGGGTACAAAGTAAAGGGCGAGTTCATGAAGTTTGTCTGCAAGGCTATGGCAAACAGAAATAACAGAAAGATCTTGCAGAATGCAGGGTTCGACCTTAAGTTCTTGAAGAGGTATGGTGTCGATGAAGTTCACAATATTTATGACACAAAACTTCTGCAACACCTTTATAAGGAAGATGTTCCTAAGTCCCTGTCTGATCTCGTTTATTATTATTTTCCTGAAGAGAAGTTCTAATGCTTACAGTTGAGGGTAAGAAGTTTGACTGGAAAAACATTCCCCTTATTCAATGTGTTGAGGGTAATGCAAAGGACACCTACGCTACTGCCAAGGTATATGTAAAACTACTTGAAGAGGTCCGTCAGAAGAATCTTGAGCATCTATACGAGAAGCTAATCGCACCTCTGACAGTTGCTTTCCGTGATATGGAGTTTGAGGGTTTGTTGATTGATGAGGATAAGCTCAACGAATTGGACCAGCAACTTCAAGCCAAGCTCAAACTGGCAGACATTGCCTTGCGAGAAGCTGCTGGTTTGGAGGAGGATGCTAACCTCAACTCAACTAATCAACTTGTAAAGATTATCTATTCATTCGAGAAAAATGATGAAGGCGAGTGGATTCAGGTTGACGATTTCGGCCTTGGATTGTATCCTTTCGAGTTCACTAAGAAGGGTGCTCCCTCTACTAATGAAGAAACGCTAACCAAGGTCAAGGCCATGGTCGAAGAAGAGTTCACAGCAAGAGGTTTGAAGGTTGAATAACGAAGAGGTAAGTATTGCTAAGGCAGTTCTGCATAATATGTCTCATGACAAGCTAAAAGCTGCTAAGAAGTTTTTTGATCGCTTTTCAGAGTACAAGAAGCTAACCAAACTGCACTCTGTGTATATTGAGGGTGCTCGCACTGCATTACAGAATACCGGCAACAGTCGAATGTATGTTAAGTATAACATCGACGGTACCGTTACGGGTCGCATCTCAAACTCGGGTGCCAATGTTGGTAGGAAAAAGACTGACAAGATTGGCGTGTCCTTTCACACTCTACCTCGGGAATCGCTTGACGTAAACATTCGTGATTACGTAGTAGCCCCAGAGGGTCATGACTTTATCACGATTGACATGAAGGCTATGGAGCTACGAGTGCTTGCTCATGTTGCTAATGAGGAGAATATGATTCACGCTTTTAGGTCTGGCGTTGATCTGCACAGCTACTCTGCTGGATTGACCTTTAATAAGGACCCCAAGGATGTGAGCAAACTTGAAAGACAGATCGCAAAGGAAGTGAGCTTCCTAACAGTCTATGGGGGGACTGCATATACTCTTGCTTCAAAGCGTAATATTCCTGAGGATCGCGCTGAGGAGATTATCAATAGTTGGCTAGCGGCTTTCCCAGGTGTAGGCCGCTACATGAACACTATTGATGAATACATTAAACAGTTTGGTTACGCAAAGACTATCTTTGGTCGCTATCGTCACCTGCCTAATGTCCGATCACCTTTTAAGGGTGTGCGTCGTGAGGCGTTTCGACAGGGTCTAAACTTTACAATTCAATCCGCCGCTAGTGACATTCTACTTTGCGGGATGCTAGGCGTAATTGAAAAGCTCAAAGGCATGAAGGCTAAAGTTGTAGCCACGGTTCACGACTCAATTGAACTCATAGCTCCTAAGGAGGAAACTAGAAAGGTTGTTGAGATTGTTAGTGACGAGCTTGAGAACTATCATTACCTGAAAGACAACTTCAACATTCATTTAAAAGTTCCTCTTGGTGTGGATGTTGAGGTTGGCTCTAGCTTTGGTAACGGTGTTGAGTATGAACTCTAACGACCAAGATAATCCATTACACCCATCCATTTCGGTGCCGTGGCTCTAGGTTGTGTTTGCCACTCAAGCAATCCAAATGAACCATACCTTCCATGGTCTCCTGTTGCTCTATAGAGCATAAACAAGTCTCCACCCTCACCAAACCAACGATCTAAATCGTTGTAATATAACTGACGCATTCCTGCGTTCCTGTTAGCCTGTACAAATAAGTTTGTAAGGGTTTGATTATTTTGTGCGGATCCTACTCCGACTAAGTGTTGACCACCTTCGTAAGCTAATAGGTGTAAACCCCTTTGAGTGGTGTCAATCCTGTTCTGCCTTGTGTATACATTGTGATTGTCATCAAGGTCTAACTGACAGAGCGATAGAATGTGAGAAACCGAGAACGTAGAAGCTTGTGGATAATTACTAGGATTACCTAAGGATCCTCCAAAATAAGGAGCGACTGCAAAAGCATCTGCATTCTCATAGGCATTCTGCCAATCCATAATTTGTCTATTTACCCAGGGGTTGACGCTTTGTCCCGCCAATACGCGAACAAGTCTTCTTTGATCTAATGGGTTGTAAATGTTAGAGAATAGATTAAACACTTCAACTGATCTTTGAGAGTAGTAGCGCCAACCAGCATGCCATGGTTGAGGGTGCAATCCTAATGCTGTTCCTTCGTTCTGAGCATACTGACATTGATCAAAGATACCATTCCAAACTTCGTTGCTGTATTCCAAATAAATTGTAAGTGACGGATCTAAAACTATGCGACATAGAAGTGCAAGATACTGAACATATAAGTCGTTTGCCATGTGAGGCACACAGATCCACATGTGCTTTTTTGTTTTGTTGCACAGGTCAATCATGTAAAGAGGGTGAACTCCCTCCGACGTAGCCTGAGTATAATTAAAAAAGTTAGTAGCTTCATACCAATGGATCACAGGGTTATCGTTTGTCCTACCCCAGTTCATAAATCTGATAGTATCGAAAGGCTCTAGGCTCTTCATAAAATCAGGGTGAAAGATCCTGTTGGAGTTGTCATATCCTGGCAAGTACACTCTAATATTTTCAATGGGCTGCACAATGTCGGTAATTCTAAGAGTGAAATACCCGTCGCTAGGAACCTGTAAATTTATTTTAATGTGACCTGGATTCTGATCTACGATTGTAACAGATCCGTTACCACCTGCTAAAGGCTTCAGAGTTCCGATACCATCGTAACGAATGTTATAGATACCATCGGGGTAATTAGGAGAACCATCGGAAAAGATGATAGATTCAATCCACTGATTAGGCTCAAGACTTTGAGGCCACCCCAAATCGTCCGTATTAATTGCTGGTCCTGCACCCCATGAGAATGGACTAGCTTGATGACTTACCCATTCGCGAGAGCTTTTGAAAGCATCTACAAAAGGAGTTTGTTGGTGCCAATCAGTGACTGTTTCTAGATTTACACCCACGGGTCCCTGTGGGGCAAAGGCGAGTAGTGCTGCAAGTAACATACTCTTATATAGTATGTTTTACTGTTTAACGCAATTAGGCACCATCCGGTTACCTTTCTTCTTCATACCTTGCTTTTTCCAACCAACCCAACATTTCTCAGCCAAGGCTTGTCTAGCTCCTCTAACTAATTCTGTACTGTTAGCCATCTTAATCGCTCTTTGTTGAGCCGCTGTGTTAGTAGTTCCACTTTTTTGCATGGCGGTCGCTGCTCTAGCTTTTCTCGCCTCAGGAGATACTCTATCAAACGCTCTCCTCTTGCGCTCCAGTGAGCCTACTCGATTGTAGCCTCTAGCCTGAAGTCCAGGATTTGCAGGTTTATATTCCCCATCAGGACCAATTTGAGACTGTCTGGATCCCACTCTGTTACTTATTACATTTCCTGTTGGACCAAATCCTCCCACACCACTATATGCTACTCTTAAGTTTTTATTTAAGAAATCTCCAAGCCTTCTTAGACCTCTCCTACCCGCACCAGCCATTCTACTGCCGGGACTCGGTCGCTCGGGTTTAGGATCAGGTCTAGGATCAGGTCTAGGATCAGGTGTAGGGTCAGGTTTTGCTATGGGCTTTTCAGGTGTTGATCTGCCTCGCGCTTGAACTTTGCCCTGGACAGGTTGCCTTCCTCTAAACCCTTTAGGTCTATCTTGAAGAACTAACTTTTCAGGTTTAGACGGTTTATCTCTTGTTACATCTAAATCTGTATCTCCGACTTTTACGACAGGCTTCTCAGGAACGTTTTTTCTAGATCTTCTTGAAGCTTTACTACCAAAGTCCGTAAGACGCTTTTTATAAATCTCCATGTCTCTTCTGTTTCCGACATCAAGATTTCCCAATTGTTTTTGAAGTGCTTTTGCTGCTTCTGCATCAATAAACACTTGACCTCTCGGAGTTCTTACATTTACTCCCTTATTGTTTTTTATTGCTCTACTTAAATCTCTTTGAAGCATTCTCGCTTTCTTAATGGCAGAACCCTCATCCAAAGATAACTGTTCTAATATTTTAGAGACCAGATACGATCTAGCAATATTTGTAGACTCCTTAGCCATTCTTTTCTCTCTTTCTTTTGGATTTAGCAAGACCTTGTTGAACAGCCCCTGATGCAAGCATTCCCCTGTATTTATTTTTCTTATCCTTTGGAACTTTTACTGGTCTACCTGCTTGATTGGTTAAGGTTTCAATTATCATCTCAGCCATTTGTTGAAGAGCGTTAGGATTAACATCCGTGGAGCAGTTCCATCTACGGCGAGCCGCCTTACCGCGCTCACCTGTCCACCCTCTACTTCTAGCACAGAATGACTTCCGACGTTTAGCTGCTTTACTTCCAGCCTTCAGCTTGGAAGGAGGTGTGGTCACAGCGGTTTTCAGTTTAGAGCCAGGGTTTTGACGACGATACTTCTCAACACCTTTTTGTGTCAACCCGGCACCGCTCTTAGTGGACCTCTTGTGTCCTCCCTTCTGTGTCATGCCAGACATATCGCCTTTTTCTAATAAAGCTTGCCTAAATCTTCCAACCATGGCTATAATACTCCTATACTATTTACCCAACCGACACGTTTAATGACTGATAAAATTATAGACTTCCTTAAAGATACTAAAAGTAGCGTCTCTCTGGTTGATCGAATGATGGCTGATTCGGCCCTCAAGACGGTTAATGCAGCAAGATGCTCCTATGATTTTAAGAAAGATGAATTTGATGAGAAAGATCAAAGATTAACTAAATTTCTTTGGAAGCATGAGCACACATCTCCCTTCCGTCACAGCTACTACACATTTCAGGTTAAGCTGCCTATTTTTGTGGCAAGGCAGCTAATGAAGTATCAAGTTGGTTCGGGGTTTAGGTCAGTAGAAGCTGACGGAAGGGAGATATTTATTGAAGAGTTTGATCACTTGTATGACATTGACAAGGGATGCTCTTGGAATGAAGTCAGTGGTCGATACACTCAGACTTCGGAAGATTATTACATTCCTTCGGAGCTAAGATCCAATCCGCCTCATGGAAATAAGCAGTCCTCCGGCGATTATGAAAATCCCATGGACGAGAACACCATGGGTTACATGTATCCTGGTGAGGTTATTGAGTACATGGATCAGCTATGCAAAAATGCTCTGCATATGTATAATCGCATGTTGAAAAATGGCGTAGCCAAAGAGCAGGCTAGGGGTGTTCTTCCTCAGTGCATGTATACCAAAGCTTATTGGACTTTAAGCCTGCAAAGTGTTATCTGGTTCCTACATCAAAGACTAAAGCCAGATGCTCAGTATGAGATTAGACTTCTGGCTGAGGCTATATACGAATTAATGAGAGATGACCTGTGCAAGCTTGGGATTACGAAGGAGAGTCTGTGAAAAAATGTCTCATCATTGGAGACACTCACTACGACACCAAATGTGAAGGATATCTCCAAAGCCAAATAGAATCTACGATTCGACTTGTCAATGATCACAAGCCTACTCACGTTGTTTTCTTAGGTGACATCTATCACCACAGAAAACCGTCTCCAGAGGTAATTGTAGCAACTCATAAGATGTTTAAGAAACTGGCACTCACGCCAGGACTTAAATTCATTTACGTGCTCAGAGGCAACCATGATTCGCAAAATAGGAACGATGACGGGTTGACTGCGCTGGAAACACTTTGCTACCCAGGGTCGAAAGTGCGGCTTGTCCAGCAGACTTTAACTGATACTGATCTTAAATTCTTGTTGATACCACACTATGAAAACGAAGAGACGATTAAGGAGCACCTACATAGAGGACCTGATGATAATTATATCGCTTTCGGCCATTTCAGCTATTGCCCTGCTCACCTTGGTATCCGTGGCTTTGATTCTGAT